ATTCTCAGGCTATAACAAGCCAAAGAAAACTCCTAGCCATCCTACTAAAAGCCACGCAGTATTGGCAAAGGTAGGAGAAACAGAGAAGTTGATCCGTTTTGGTCAGCAAGGTGTAAGCGGTGCTGGATCGAATCCTAAGACCGAAGCTGGTAAAGCAAGACAAAAGAGTTTTAAGGCTAGACACGCTGGTAACATCGCAAAAGGCAAAATGTCCGCAGCATACTGGGCAGACAAGGTTAAGTGGTAAGAACTCTTAATATCGGTAGTGGCAAAGACTTTAAAGAGGACTGCTTAAACGCAGACATCCAAGAGTCAAAAAAGCCTGATTGGGTACTAGACATTACTAAAGTACCATGGGGAAAGACTATCTCTACAAGGTTCGGAGAGATAAAAGTAGAGAAAGGAATGTTTAGCAAGATCATTGCTAACGATGTCCTAGAGCATATTATAGACTTAATACCAGCAATGGAAAACTGTAGAGACTTGCTAGACGATAAAGGCGAGTTTCATATAAGCGTTCCGTATTACCTCAGTTTAGGAGCATGGCAAGACCCAACCCATGTCAGAGCGTTCAATGAGAATAGCTGGCTATATTACTGTGAATGGGCATGGTATCTAAACTGGGAAGAAAGATTTTGGACTAAGCTGATTGAGTTTAGACTTAGCAACTTAGCAAAAGAGATGAATATAAACTTAGGCACAGCATTGCTTATGCCTAAGATGATTGACCACATAGCAGTCATTCTTACAAAGTATCCAAGCGAGACAGAAACTAGATTCGCATAACTGTTGTAATAAAACAACATCACCCATCACCCCATAGAGGAATGGAATGGAAAACAATATAGAAAACAATACTCTACAAGTTGAGCCAACAAATAAAGGTGGCGCACCTATAGGCAATCAGAATGGTAAGAAGGGTAAGCTCTTTTACGACCAGTTAAGGGTTGCTTTAGTACAAGAGGACAAGAGGCGCTTACGCACTATCGCAGAGAAGCTAGTAAAGGCTGCAGAGAACGGAGACGCTTGGGCGATCAAAGAAATCATTGACCGAGTAGATGGCAAAGCTATACAAGCCACAGAGATAAGCGGAGTAGATGGTGCAGACTTAGCTAACTTGCAGACAATTAACATCGTGCTAAGAAAGCCCGATGGAAGTTAACTTCGAGTTTCCAGAGAAGATCGGATTCTTATTTGAGCCTGGCAGATACAAAGTCTTATATGGTGGCAGAGGATCAGGCAAGTCTTGGGGTGTAGCTAGAGCGTTAATCAGCGTAGCCTTACAAAGACCTATTAGAGTCTTATGCGCTAGAGAGTTCCAAAACAGTATCTCAGACTCAGTACACGCTCTGTTAGCAGATCAGATCAAGAGCATGGGATTAGAAGGATTCTTTACAATACAGAATACAGCGATCTACGGAGCTAATGGCTCAGAGTTCTTATTTGCTGGTCTTAAACATAACATTACTAAGATCAAGTCGTTTGAGGGTGTAGACATAGCATGGGTAGAAGAAGCCCAGACCACATCTAAAAGCTCATGGGATGTACTGATACCTACGATTCGTAAAGAAGGCTCAGAGATATGGATGACATTCAATCCTGAGCTAGATACAGATGAGACTTATAAGCGCTTTATCGTAAACCCACCAAGTAATGCAGAAGTAAGAAAAGTAAACTGGTCAGATAACCCTTGGTTTCCTAAAGTCCTAAGAGACGAAATGGAAGATTTAAAAGCTAGGGATTTAGATGCTTATCTCAATGTATGGGAAGGCAATACACGACAAGTATTAGATGGTGCAGTCTACGCTACAGAACTGCGTAAGGCGCAAGAAGAAAACAGAATCAAAGATGTACTGCTAGACACAAGCGTTCCAGTATCAACATTCTGGGATATTGGCTGGGCAGATATGACTAGTATTTGGTTTGTGCAAACCATAGCTGGTGGCGAAGTAAGGGTTGTTGACTTCTATCAAGATTGTCAAAAGCCTATTGACTTCTACACAGCGTTATTGCAAACCAAAGGCTATACATACAGAGATCATTGGCTACCGCACGATGCCGAGCATAAGAATATGACAGGCAAGAGCGTTAAGGACATCATGGAGAACATGGGATTCCCAGTAAGAATCACTCCTAAACTGTCTGTATCAGATGGAATCAACGCAGCAAGAATGTTAATGAATCGGTGCTACATAGACCAAACTAAGTGTGCAGAAGGACTACAAGCGTTAAGACATTACCGCTACGATGTAAACCCTGACACTAAGATGTTTAGCGATAAACCTTTGCATGACCAACATAGCCACGCAGCAGACGCATGGAGATATGCTGCTGTCGCTCTAGATGAGAAACCTTTTGATTGGAAGAAACCTCTGAAAGTCAATACAAAATGGATTACATAAATGGATCAGCTTAAACTAAGAAACCTGATTGATACGGAGATAGATAACGCTATTGGTTATCTTGAGACCGAGACTACAGAGGATCGTAGGAAGGCACTCGACTATTATCTGCGTAGACCTTATGGCAACGAGATCGAAGGTCGTAGCCAAATCGTTACAGGCGAAGTAGCAGAAGTTATTGATGGTGCTTTACCTCAGTTAGTCCGAGTCTTTACTGCAAGCGATGACATTGTTCGTTTCGAGCCAAAAGGACCAGGAGATGAGCAAGGCGCTAAACAAGCTACCGAGTATGTTAACTGGGTGTTCTATCGGGATAACGATGGCTTCTTAGTTCTACATAACTGGTTCAAGGATGCACTTCTACAAAAGACTGGTGTCGTTAAGGCTTACTGGGATACCAAGATAGAAGTAACCAAAGAAGAATACCAAAACCTGACAGACGATGAGCTTGTCTTATTACTGTCTGATGGCACAAGAGAAATCGTAGAGCAAGAGACAGTTGAAGAAGTTGTAGGCAATGACCCAATGGGTATGCCTATGATTATGCGAGCGCACAATGTTAAGGTCAGCAAGAAAAAGACTGCTGGTCAAGTAGTTGTAGAGAATGTGCCACCAGAGGAATTTCTAATCTCCAAAAGAGCTAGGAACATACAAGATGCACCTTTTGTGGCACACCGCAAACTAACGACTCGTTCCGAATTAGTAGCAATGGGCTTTGATCCTAAAGATGTAGCCACAATACCAAGTTCTACAGACCTAGAGTTTAGTCCTGAGAGAACAGCCCGCTTTGACCAATCTGAGCAGCCAGACGATCAGTCGATGGACAGCACGATGGAAGAAGTAGAAGTATTCGAGTGCTATGTCATGGCAGACATGGATGACGATGGAATAGCTGAACTACGCAGAGTAGTCTATGCTGGTGGCGAGATTCTAAGCGATGAAGAAACGGATTACATTCCTTTTCACGCTATCTGCCCAATCCCGATCCCACATAAGTTTTATGGTAGCTCGTTGGCTGATCGCGCGATGGACATCCAGTTGCAGAAGTCAACAATTACCCGCCAGATGCTTGATAACTTGTATCTGACAAACAATGCTCGTATGGGCGCAGTAGAAGGACAAGTCAACTTAGATGACCTATTAAGCGTTGCTCCTGGTGGTATCGTTCGCATGAAGAATCCTAATGCTGTCGTACCACTTAATGTACAGCCAGTAGCTAATCAAGCGTTCCCAATGTTGGAATACTTAGATGCAGTACAGTCTAAGCGTACAGGTGTTAGCGATGCTCAACAGGGATTAAACCCTGACATCCTACAGAATGTTACGGCTGCTGCGATTGCAGCAACAATGTCGGCTGCTGGTGGCAAGATTGAGTTAGTAGCTCGTATCTTTGCAGAAACAGGCGTTAAAAGTCTTTTCAAAGGTATCCTACACTTAGTATCTAAGTACCAAGACAAGCCCCGTATCATTCGTTTAAGAGGCAAGTATGAGCAGATTGATCCTCGTACATGGTCAAACCAGTACGACTTGTCCATTAGCGTAGGTTTAGGAACTGGCAATAAGCAAGAGCAAATGGCTATGTTGCAGATGGTGATGGCTAAGCAAGAGCAGATTCTACAGCAGTATGGTCCAGCTAACCCACTCGTATCAGTCGGTCAATATCGCACTACGATGGCTAAGTTTATTGAGGCTGCTGGCTTCAAAGATGTGGCAGAGTTCTTTAAAGAAATCCCACCAGAGGTCGATCAACAGTTATCTAACCCACCGCCACAAGAGCAACAAGTCGATCCAGCAGTACAAGCAATGATCGCTCAATCTCAGGCACAGATACAAATTGCCCAACAAAAGGCAATGGCAGATGTAGAAGCAGACAGACAAAAGGCACTCGCAGACATTCAGTTAGCAAGAGAGAAAGCAGCAGCAGAAATCCAGTTAGCAAGGGAAAAAGCAGCAGCACAGTTAGAACTGAAAAAAGCCGAGTTTGAAGTAGAGGCACAGCTAAAAGCAGCTAAGGTTGGCGCTGGCATTGCATCTAATGTGGAGATACCAGGATAATGGCAACAGCAAAACAGATCACAAGTCTATATCAAGACTATCTAGGTCGCACTCCAAGCGCTGACGAGATTAAGTCTTGGCAAGACACAGGCTCATCGTTTAAGGATATATCTACTGGTATTCGTTTATCCGCAGAATCAGGCGCTTTTGCTGCAAACCCACAAAGTTTTGGTCAACTAATTGATGTTTTGTATCGTGACCAGTTGGGTCGTGCAGCAGACCCAGAAGGTAGACAAAATTATATTAAAGAGTTGCAAAGCGGAAAATCACTTGCTGATGTAGCCCAAGAGCTTAATCAAAGTCTTGAAGGGCAAAACTTTGACACGCAATACATTACCAGCCTGTATCGCCAAAACTTAGCTCGTAACCCAGAGCAAGCTGGTTTCCAATACTGGCTGTCAGAGGCGCAGGGCGCTGGGTATACTCCTGCTGAAATTGAGTCTATTCTGCAACAAGCAGCATTGCCAGAGTTAGAGGCTAGAGGGTTAACTCCAGGAACAGTATTTACAGAAATGCAGTTAGCGGATTTAGAAGCTGATCCTAGTGCTGGTCGTTATATTACTAGAAGCATTTATGACTTACTGCCAGACGCAGTCAATGTGTCAACCATTGGAAATCGCCAAGCACAGTTTGTTAATCCAGTAACTCAGCAGCCTTATGTTACAAATTATGGTGGCGGCACATGGTCGCAAACGGCTGGTTTAGATGTGTTAAACACACCAGCAGTACAGGCAGCCGTACAACGGGCTATCAATAGTGGCTCAATGACAGACGCAGAATATCGGACTATGTTTGCCGACCTTCAATCTGCCAAGAACATGACGGATGTTTACGCAGCGTTTAACAAGCCACAGGCACAGGTTGTTATTGATGCAGTTCAAGGGCAACAAATTGGCGAAGCAAATACATTGGCACAGGCTAGAGCAGAAGCAGCACAGCGCCAAGCAGTATTGTCAGCACAAGACCCTGGTTATTATCAAAGCAACTTTGATCTTGCAGATGCTTATCGTGCAGCAGGGTTAGAGTTCCCATTCGGTAGAGAGGCATACCAAGGCTACGACACTCGTACAGGTCAAGCTAATATAGTAAATGACCAAAACTTTAATACTCAAGTAGGAAACTTAGTTAATACCCTGTATGGTCAGTTTGGCGGCGCTCAAGACATGATTACGCCATTATCGGGACAGTATTACTCTGAGGCAGGTCTGCAACCAGGATACACACCTGTAGGCACACCAGGCACAACTTTCCGTAGTGGTGTTGCTGGTTATGTGCCACAAGCACAGTTACCAACAGGATTCCAGTTTGGCGCACCGCCAGTAAATACTACAATTCAGCAATATCGCCCAGGCGCTTTCCAGCCAGAAGGCGTAAAAACTGGTGGCTTTATTACAGGCTACAACGCAGATGGCACACCAATTTACTCTACATACAATAATCCTAATGTGAATGTAGGTGGTGTAGTTTCTCAGCTTAACCCGTTTAACTCACAAGAAATATTTGACCAAATGCTTGCTAAAAATGCAGCTTCAAAAGTTACTGTTGAATAAATGAAAGATCAAAGAGCCAGAGGGTTGTTGTTAGACACATTCTTTAACGAAGAAATGGATGCGATTGAGCAAGCACAAATAGACATTATTGTGAACTCAGCGCCACACGAATCAGAGGAGCGAGAAGAAGCATATCGTATGCAACTCGCTATCAAAAAAATCAGAGCGCACTTTCAATCACTCGCAGCAGATAGCGAGATTGAAAAGAAGCGTTGGAAGATTTTGTAACACTTGTTACGAAAGCGTGTATAGCGTTACTATACAAAACAATTAGGGAAAACAAATGAGTGAAAACATCACCCCGAAAGGGAATGAATCGCTTACAGTAGATCAAGCTGCAAGCAGTTTACTAGCTATGATGGATGCTTCCGAAGCCTCGCAAGAGCAACCAGAGGAGCAGCAATCACAGCCAGCAGAAGCCCAAGCCGAAGAAGCGTACGAAGAACAGTACGACTCAGAGGACTCCGAAGAAGCAGAGCAAGAAGTAGAGCAGCCAAGATATCGTGTCAAAGTAGATGGACAGGAATCTGAGGTGTCGCTCGATGAGCTTGTTAAAGGCTATCAGAGAGAAGCTGACTATACTAAAAAAACCCAAACACTTGCCGAACAGCGCAAGGCTGTAGAAGCCGAGCGACAGACTGTAGAGCAAGCGAAGCAACTACGAGATACATACGCACAGCGTTTGCAGATTATTGAGCAAGCACTCAGATCGCAAACACAGGGCGAGAACCTCGATGAGTTGAAAGAAACTGACCCAATCGGCTATGCCGTAAAGGTGGCAGAAAGAAGTGAGAACGAGAAGCGACTATATGCTATTAGAGCCGAGCAAGCCAGAATTGCACAAATGCAACAATCTGAGCAAGCACAGCAACTATCGCAAGTAGTCTCTCAAGAGGCTGATAAGCTCTCTAAAGTTCTTCCTGAGTATGCAGACCCACATAAGGGCGAGACTATTCGCAAGAGTATCCGTTCTTACGCAGAAAGCGTAGGGTTTTCAGCAGACGAACTATCGAAGGTCTATGACTCTAGAGCAGTTCTGACTCTTTACAAGGCTATGCAGTACGACAAGTTAATGCAGAACAAGGGCGAGGTAAACAAGAAATTAAACCAAGCTCCTAAGATGCTAAGACCTGGTGTCGGCAAGCCTCAAGGTAGTTTAGAGGCAGAAAAAACTAAGCGGTTAAGACAGCAGTTTAAACAGTCAGGGAAAGTCTCTGACGCTGCTAAATTATTTGAACAATTTTTATAAGGAATTATTATGACAGCCCCAGCTGGTACATTTACAGTATATGACACAAGCTCCACTCGAGGTGGTTTACGAGAGGACTTGAGCGATATGATTTATTCGATTAGCCCAACAGATACTCCTCTAATGAGTACCTTGGCTAAATCCAAAGCAACTGCCGTTTATCACGAATGGCAAACCGATAGCCTTGCTGCCGCTACTACTGCTAACGCATTAGTCGAAGGCGATGATGCTACTGCTACAACTGCTTCACCTACATATCGTATTGGTAACTATACACAGATCGTTGGTAAAACAATCCAGGTATCAGGTACTTTGGAAGCCGTAGACAAAGCAGGTCGCAAATCTCAGAAAGCCTATGAATTGGCTAAAGCATCTTCTGAAATCAAGCGTGATATTGAAACCATCCTTTTTGCTAACCAAGCAAGTACGGCTGGCTCAAGCTCATCTGCTCGTAAGATGGGAACAATGCTTGCATGGCTAAAGACCAACACATCGTTTGGTACAAGTGGTGCTGATCCAACAACTGCTGGCTCAACCACTCGTTCCGATGGTGTTGTTCGTACATTCACAGAAACAATCTTGAAAGAGATCATCCGTGAAGCGTACATTAGCGGTGGTAATCCTAAGGTGATGTATGTTTCGCCTATCGGCAAGCAAAAGACTTCAGAGTTTACTGGTATTGCAGCACAACGCTACATGGCTCCTGGTGATGCTCCTACGACCATCATTGGCGCTGCTGATGTATATATGAGCGACTTTGGTTCAATTTCTATTGTTCCAAATCGTTTCATGCGTACCCGTGACGCAGTTGTAGTTGATCCTGAGTATGCAGCATTGGCTTACTTACGCCCATTCCAAACTAACGAATTAGCAAAAACTGGTGACTCTGAAAAGACCCAGTTGCTTGCTGAGTTGACCTTGGAAATGCGTAATGAAGCGGCTCATGGTATCGCAGCAGACTTGAACTTTGCGCTGTAATTGATGTAGAATAGGGGTGGGCAAAACTCACCCCTATTTCTATGACAAAACTTATATCAGTAGACCAATCAGCTAAGAGGTTTACAGAAGCAGAATACGATGGCGAAGGTGGGTTAATTATCCGCACCAGCCAAGATGTAACCGATATAGTAGAACAAAACAAAGCACAATATAATGCTGGCTCAGTCCATGACAAATGGGGTGATCTTACAAAAGTTGCTAGTTTACCTTTTACAATTATCGACACTCTCAATCGCAGAGGTATTATGCGAGGCTTTGCAGTAATCGATGAGAAAGAATTTAAGAAGTTTTTAAACGATCCTGAAAACAGATTCTTTCGTACAAGACCAGGCAAAGTATGACAAAACCAAGAGTAGTTGTATGTGTACCTTGTAGAGATCAAGTAATGGCTGGCTTTTGCTTTGACTTAGCCAAGCTCATGGCTTACGAAGGTAAGCGCAATAAAGTAGAAATAGAAGTAATGCAGATGACAGGCACATTAATCTTTACTCAGCGAGAACGATTGAGCGAAGAAGGCTTGAATTGGAAAGCAGACTATCTTTTGTGGATTGACAGCGATATGCGATTCCCAAAAGATACTTTGCAAGTGCTGTTAGAAAGAAATAAAGACATTGTTGGTGTTAATGCAACATCAAGAGTAGAGCCTATAAAGCCTACAGCAATGAACTTAATCATTAAGAACGAAAAAGAACATAGTTGGATTCATCTAGACTCATTAAAACGCAAGAGTATAGAAAAAGTAACAGCAGTTGGTTTTGGTGTGACATTAGTAAAAACAAGTATTTTGGCTAAGATTCCTAGACCTTGGTTTAATGTCATGTGGTCAGATCATGGTGCAATTATCGGAGAGGATATTCATTTCTGTATAAAGGCGCAAGATGCTGGTTTTGAGGTGTATGTTGACCATGACTTATCAAAAGCAATCGGACACATCGGAACAAGAACATTTGGATGGAAAGATATAGAAAATGGCACTCTCGACATACGCAGACCTCCAGACCACGATAGCGAGTTATCTGGGAAGGTCGGACTTAACAACACAGATACCTGATTTTATCCGTTTAGCAGAGGATCGCTTACGCAGAGAGTTGCGTATTCGGCAGATGCTAAAGGTAGTCACAAGCCCTACAACGGGTGGCGATGCAACAGTATCTTTACCAGCAGACTTCTTACAAATTAGGGATATTCATATAGATGGAAACCCACTTTATACGCTTGAGTATATGTCTCCATCGGTGTTCTATCGCAACAGTCGCTCAGTTGAAAGCGGTGTGCCAGTCAATTACACAGTATTGGCTAGTGAATTTATATTCGCACCAAAGCCTGATGCAGTTTATACATTAAAGATGCTTTATTACGCTGCGCCTACCTATTTATCAGGCGCAAACACAAGTAATGTGTTCTTGGCTAACTGTGTAGATGCCCTACTATATGGCGCACTAGCAGAAGCCGAGCCGTACCTTATGAATGATGCAAGAATCCCTGTATGGGCTTCTTTGTATGACCGATCTATTAGCAATATTTCGCAAGCTGATGAAGGCGCAGAATATAGTGGTGTTCCATTACGAATGATCGTAGCTCGATAATTTAATCAAGGAGTTTTAAATGGCAGAATTTAGTAATTACCTAGAGAACGCATTACTAAATGCTGTTCTACGCAATACATCTTATACAAGCCCAACAACCTGTTTCGTAGGTTTGTTTACTTCTGATCCTACCGATGCTGGTAGTGGCACAGAATGTACTGGCGGTGCGTATGCTCGTATTTCTGTATCGTTTAACGCCCC